ATTTTCTAGCGTTAAGGAAATCTAGCAAACTTTGCAGTGGGGGTAATTTGAAAATTCCTTTTTTATTTCTAGCAATAGCTCTAGCATAGTTAAAATTAGAAGATTTTCTAATTTTGCTTAATGCGTATTGTATCAATTTAGGGTTAACATATTGAGTCATAATCCTACTAGTTAACTAGTTAATATATATAACTATATCTTAATTGAGGCATAAAAAAGATACCCCTCTACTAGCAATAAATGTACCTCCCCTTTAAAGTTATTAACAAGCTGATACACTCCTTGCCAATCATTCCCTAAATGGACTTAAAATGTTCTAGTAAAGATCCTGTTAGCTCAATCTGAAATTGTGGGCAAAAAAAGGCAGAACACAATTTGGACACAAAGCTCAAAAAGAGGACATGATGTCGCACCTAAAATAAATGACCCTTAAATTTTGATGCTCTAGTTTTCAACAAACTGAAATACAACCTCCAATTTAGAAAAGTCAATGTGATATACTAAGGGTTGAAAGGAGAAATATGTCAGAAAAAAAAGATGATGACTATTACCTTTGCCAAGCAATAGGAAGAAGGGGTTTAACTCATGCTTGGGGCCAAGGTAAAACTCCTGAACAAGCTATGGCTCAATGCCATAAAGCAGTACAGGAGTCTATCGTAGATAAACCATCAAAATTAAGGCATAAACCTTATGCCTATATTGTTGGTCATGCTAATTGGTGGTCTTTGAAAGTCCAAGTAGTATTGGATCACTAAAAAAAGTAAGGGGAATGATAGCAAATTCCCCTTATTCAATCAACTTAATTTCTGTAATTTTTGGTTTCTTGAAAAAGCCCTTGTCGTTTCAATCGGTTGATTGCTCTTGTCCAACCCCATTCCTCTAAAAACCTAAATAATTTTTTCATATTATTTGATTTCTATGATTTTGGGCTTTTTACCTTCTGGTAAAATCTTTTTTAAAGATATTTTAAGCAAGCCGTTTTTTAGTTCTGCACCTTTGATTTCTACATCATCAGCAACAGTAAAAACCTTAGAAAAATACCTTTTGGCAATACCTCTATGGATTATTCCGTTAGAGTCCTTGTCCGTTTTATTTTCCTTAACCGACCTAATACTTAAAAGATTGTCCGAATATTCTACGGCAATGTCCTTTTTTTCATAACCAGCAAGAGCCAATTCAATATCATAATGATGGTTTTCCTTTTTTACGATATTGTAAAAAGGAAAGGCAGACGTAGGAGTTCTAAAGAACTCATCTCCGTCATCCATAAGTCTTTCAAAATGATCAAATATATTATCAAATCCTATTGAAATAGGTCGTAGTTGGTTAAAGATTGAGGGTAATTTATTGAATGTCATTTAAACCTCCTTGTTTAGACAGTTTATAAATAGGGTCTTAAAAAGCACCCATACGTTGTATATAGTCTATTTTGATAGAATTACAAGAATTAAAGAAAGATTATTTGATAAATTTGACCTTCCGACTAGCCAAACCCTGTCGCAACAACCTTTGGTGGTATTGTTCCTTTTGCTTTCTGCTCATAATGGAACGCAACTTGAGATTGTTCAGATAACTCCTTTCAAAATTAGGATCATCCCTAAACAAATATTCATTGGTCAAATTCTTGCCTCTATTTCGCCAACAAATATACCCAAACATAGCCAATCGGTCTAAATGCTTTAAAAGGGTTTTGCGGTGCTTAATAGCCAATCTCTTTTTTAGGTAGGCATGACTAGGGCAACAACCATTAGGAGCATTTTTGAGCCTTCTAAGGAGCATTAACAGGCACTTCTCAGTTGGTTTAAGAACTGTGTTGTCTAGCAATTCATGCTCAACCTTTAGAAAGCCTTTAGTTTTATTCGTTGCCATAATGATCCCAACCTTTAACAAAAGGAGGTCTTGCAAACAATTCAATTCTTGGAAGATCGCCACATAATTCTACAATCCTATCCCTAACACAGTCAGGTTTTTGACTATGCTTTCGTCTTGGACTTACAATTAATTGTTCAACATTTTTTGATAATCTTTTTGGCTTTCCTTTAGTAGCTAATAAACACATTTCAGGATTTTTTCTTACCCAATAACCCATCCCTTTAAAATATTTATTTGTTTGTGTTGTTTTAGCCCAAGTAAAAGCCACTGTTTTATATGTAAAACCCCATCTTTTAATAAGCTCAAAGGATTTTTCAAGAAAAGGATCAGTAACCCAAAGAAATAATACACAATCCACATCACAAATATTAGACAGAGGAAGCCGTAAGATGTCGTTAAATTCCATGCAATTATAATGTTGTGTTGCATTTCTTTTTTCACCTCTTTGAGAATAACTTTTAAAGTAGTAGGGAGGATCTGCGTAAATAATATTATATTTTCCTATTGGAAATGAATCAGTTTTTCCCATAACATTTTAAAATAAATTTAATTTCCTTTCCCATTGGCTATCGCAAATTCCACAACCGCATTAAAGCTAAAGCTAATCCGTTCAGCATCAGGATCAGGACTATTCATAGGTGCAACAAAATGAGCTAGATGACTTGGAAATATCAAGTAAGTTTTTTCGGTGGGATTTCTCCGCCATGTTGAAAAAGAAAAATAATTTTCTGATCCTTCAAAAAATTCTATTGAGCCGCTTATATCATGGTGGGACTTGGCACATTCCAAGGGAATCATTTTAGGGATTTGCAAATAACCAACGCATGAAATTTGTGGGTGCTTTTGTTCACAGGCGGCATGGTTGGTGTGTTGATGGATGGAATTGAATTGATTTATTTTCTGAACTATATACCAACAACTATTGATTACAATTCTTTTGACCTTAAAATCTGGATATAAAGTCTGGCAATATTCAGTAATGCAAACATCAAAGAAAGAATGTTTATATTTTAATAAAACCTCTGGCGTAACCATGTATTCTGAATCAACTGAACCTACTAATTTATGAGCAAATGAATATCGTTGTCTTTCTTCAGGAGATAAACCTCTAATCATTTTAAGATCGGCCAAAAAATCCTTGACTAAATTATCAGGCAAAGGTTGTTCAGAAATGGTTGAGCCAAAAGGCTTGAACATTTTAATATTAATTTTATCTTTCATACTTAAATTTTTCTAATGGAGTTAATTTTTCTTTGGGAATAGACCACACATAAGGTCTGGATTGAATATGAAAGTTTGTCCATTCTCCCAGCCTCTCTATATTATGTGGTGCAACGTACCCAGCAAAATAAAAAGTAGGAAGGTCATCCAAAACTAAAAAATAATAATCCGTTTTTTTATAGCCCTTTCTCACAATAAGGTTGTTTGTTTTTTTACTCTCTAATTGTGATCTAACTTGGACAGATTTACCATTAATTTTTAAATCAGATCCATGAAAGTTATTAACAGAATGGGAAAAATAAGATTGCATTTTTTTGGCCAACGCCTGTTCTGCCAAGCTCCCTGAAATAGTTTGTCCCCACTTTTTATACCAGTCAAAATCTGCACCACTACCCCAAGAAATTTTTTGTCGCATATTTTCGGTCTGCCTCAAAACTCCTGTGGTTGCACCTACCACAATTTCCTCCCAATTTAGTTCAANCTTAGGTAGATTCATTTTAATAATTTCTGGAAAACNCCTAACAACTTGGGATTGTGGATTANTAATCTAACAAAACTTTCGCTTAATTTATCCACCAATTTTTCTTCGCCACATTTACCTACGTTTATATTGTCTTTTGAGCATAAGAGATGATAAAGCTCATGTAGAAAGGTTATGAGGATATTTTTTATGGACTGATTTTTATAGATTAAAATTTCATTATCGGATGGAATGAACATCCCCACACAATCTAAATCTTGTGATTCCTTTCTCCCTATATACCTTATCTTGATAATGTGTCTTTTATATTGAATGGTTTTAGGGAGCATTAAATAAAATACACTATATTATTAATNTTGTCTATTGACTTTTATCTCTTATTCTGTCAATAATCCGTCAGCAATGTCGCAAAAAAATGATAGATTTACAGACCTAGCTTTCATGCAAGGGGACTTTAAAAAAGTTAATACCTCTCCCTCTCAAACAGCATTAAATAATTGGATGTGGTTCATTAAATATCCTTTAGCTCTCCATCTAAATTTCAAACCTGAATCTCCCTCTATTTCCTTTAAATCTGGCACAGCCATTCATCAATACTTTCAAAATATTTTAATGGGNAAAATGAAAATTGGCGATGTTGAAAAACAATATAAATTTATGCTGGACAATACCGTCTTTATAGAAAAGGAAAAAATCAAAGGACAATTCATTTTAAAAATTATTAAAAAAATGGTGGAAAATCATCTGCAAATGCTAATGGAAATTTCAGGCAAATACATGAAAGATTGGGAAGTCGAAGTTTCTTTTTCTAATTGGTACGACAATAAGTACATGGGTCAAACTTTAAATCTTGCCACCGAAGGTGCGATTGATTGTCGTAATCAACCTCTTAAAATATTTACCGAACATAAGAATAGATTTCCAAGAGTTTATCTTAGCACTGCTAAAAAAAATAAAGGTAAAAAAGTTTGGAATAGTTCAAAGCCAAGCAAATTAAAGTCTCCTCAATTTACCCATCTGATTGCAATGTCCGTTTATTCCCAACATCTAGGAAAAGAATATCAACCAGCCATTCTTTATTGTGATGAAGATGGGGTGTTGCTTTTCAACCAACATAACTGTGAAGACTTAACACAGGAAGGATTAAAATATTATTTTAATAAATTTATTCAAATCAACATTCAACGACAGGAAATGTTGAGGATGGCAGACGGCAGCATAAAAAAGTTGGCTTGTATGGTGGGAGTGGACTGGTCTGAAATTAAAAGAAGTAAGGATAATATCTTTCTTGCTCACATTCAGGAAGAAGATATGCAACAAATGGAAAGGTTTTACAATGGTTTATAAAATCCAATGCACCGATGGTATTAGCCCAGAAGATTTAAAAAGAATTAGCAACGAAGAAATAATTAGTAAAATAAAAGAAATTGCCAGACAAACCTACAAAGAAGAAAGGCAAAAGGAGATAGAGGAAATTATTAAAGATGCTTCAAAAAAGGAGGGGACAATATGATAGACGAAAAAATACAAAAAATTTTAATTAAATATAATATAGATCAAGAAAAAGCCTTATGGGATTGTCATGGTACACAAATTATGTACCACCGATATATAGAAGAAATTGGAGCTGTCTCTGGAGTTCAGGTTATTAAGTACGAAACCATTAAAGCTGACGAAAGCACAGCTATCGTAAAATGTCATGCAAGATTAGGAAAGGTAGATCAGTTTTCCTATGGGGAATGTAGCCCAAGAAATTCTAAAAATGCTTACCCAGTAGCGATGGCAGAGAAAAGGGCGTTTGATAGATGCGTTTTAAAATTGGTGGGATTGCATGGTCATATCTATGCTATTTCTGAAATGCCTGATGAAGAAAGTATCTTTAAGAAAATGAATCATCAAAATAATTCTACACCTAAAGTACAACCTAAAACAAATGGAAAACATGAGGGTGTAGATAATCTTCTTATTCACACCAGTTTAGAAAAGATCCAAAATGGAATTGATAAAGGAGAATTTAAAAACTTGAGCTTTAAAGTAGAAAAACTCAAGACGCTAATTCATAAGGCTGGGTTCTGGGATTCGTTTACCAAGACTAATGAATTTAAAAGACTAAACAAAATGAATCTTATTATAAAAACACATATAACAAAACAAAGGAGGAACTAAGATGGCTTTTGAATTAAAAGCAGGACAAGGCTACTTGAATAGAGATCAAGAGAACCCAGAAAAATACTGGGGTTCATATAAAGTAAGCAAAGATATGAAGGCTGGAGAGACCATTAATCTAACGGAGTGGGTTAACACAAAGGAAGATGGTCGTATCATACATAAATTAGTGGAACGTAAGCCTAAACAGGCTTAATTTCATTAATAGGGTGGTGGATCCTTTTTTTTATGACGTTCATACCACCACCCCTTTAAAATGAGAGTTATCATTATGTTTATTTATTTTACCACAGGAGAAATGCAAAAATTACCAGTCTCTTTGCAAGAAGGACAGAGTTGTGGCGATAAACTGATGGAGCTAGTTAAAGAGGATGAACAAGGAACAGGAATTTTTTATAAAGGAAAACAGATTAGATTACATTTTTGTAAAACTGGAAAAGGAGAATGGGTACAATGAATTTTATTAAAATATCATCGGATTTTGAAATGTTAGCCAAGCAAAAAAGGCAGCATCAAAATGGAATACATTTAAGAAGTTTAATGATTTTTTATTTAATGTGTAAATATGATGGCGAAACTATAGGGAGTGTTCATAAAAAATTTTATCCCACTTATAACCACACCATTAATCATGCGTCAATGAGTAGGGTATCAAGTAGCCTTGTCAAACTGGGATTAATAAAAACTTATGAAAATATGTTAGACAGACGATTTAAAAATTTTAGCTTTACCCCTTTAGGAAAACGATTCAAAAAAGAAATGGAGAATATATATAATGATTAATTTAAAAAAAAGATACGAAGTGTTAATGGATAAAAATAAAAGGTTAAGTTTTAGAATTTCTGAATTAGAAGAAGAAATTTTAAAATTAAAAAAAGATAAAGATTGGATGAGAGAAAATCATCAGGCGGAAATGTTAGAAACAGTTAAGAAATTAAGGAGGGCTTTACAAAAATAAATGACAAGAGATAATATAAAATTTTTCAATCCCAATGTGGGCGAAAAAATGATTAAACAAATGCTAGATGATAAAGGAAAAGAATATGGCAACTTTGGCAATAATGCTCATATTGTGGCAGGGTTTATTAAACACACCCTAGAGGCGATTAATAAGCAACACCTAAAAGTCCCCACTTCCATTGTACCACAGCTTATGATTGTATTAAAATTAACCAGAACTGTTGATGACGGAACAAAACAAACTCTTTATAAAGAAGACACCTTTAAAGATATTGCTGGATATTCAAAATTGTTAGAAATGATGATGAAACATGAGGAGGATTATAAAGATGTCAAATAATGGAAAGGTTTTTTATAGCCCACAAATTAAGAGAATACTGACCTTTATGGCCAAATACTACAAAGAACATGAGGCTTATCCCAAGCTCAATGAAATAGGAAAATCCCTTCATGTTTCTAAACAAAGGATAGGAATACTTTTAAAACAAGCTGAACAACTAGGGTTGGTTGAATCTCACAATTATTTTATGAGGAAATATAGCTTGAACAATCTTGCTAAAGAAGGTAAGTTGAAAGTCAATAATTACTATAAGTTGTAATTATGAAAAAGTGTAAAAAGTTGTGGAACTATGAGATGACGGTAGTAATGGAGCAAGACTTTGATAGCCTTGAATTAGCCGCTAAACAATTTCTAGCCTCCGACAAGTCAAGGGTAAAGGAAATTACCCATCAAAGATTCATGTCTTCCACAGTGAAGTTGTTAAAGGAGGATGAGGCAGATGGAGTACGATCCAAAGAAGGTAAGGGAGCTTGAGGGTCAGGTACAGAAACAAACCATGCTGATGTATAAATACAAAAGCTGGGTTTTTAAAAAACAAAATGCAATCATAAAGATTGCCGATGATCTTCAACTAGAAAAAGCAAAGCAAGACACAATTACGACATAATTTATTAATAAGTTGTGTGGATAAAATATATATGGTTGTGAACAACTAGAAAGGAGTATTGTCTTTATGCCGACCAACCGAAAAGATAAATTTGCATTTGATAGTCATGCAGGTAAGAAGTTAAGAAACAAAAGAATACAACTGAGACTTACGCAAACAAAAGTTGGAAATTCCGTAAACAAAACATTTCAGCAAATACAAAAGTACGAAAAAGGAACCAATGGAATGAGTGGTTTTGTTTTAGGTGAGGTGGCTAAACTTTTAAAAGTTCCTGTTTCTTTTTTCTACGAAGGATTTGATTACGAAACTTTTACAAGTCAGCTTTCTTATAATGATAATGAACCAGAAATTCATGTGAACAATCAACACAAGAATGAAAAGCATTATCCCAACCCTAATTCTTATGGTGAAATTACCGACCATTTGAATCTGCCGTTAGTAGCAGTTAATAAACTGGTAAATAAACAATAAGAATAAGTAGGGCTAGTCAGAACCAAGAATAGGTCAACTGACTAGCCTGAGAAGTGTAAAATGATAGACCTTTAATATATTAGAATTGTTTTTAATTTACAACCCTTAATATAAACCCACCTTCCATACCCAACCATATCATAATGATTACACCTAATCCGCAGTTTTGTTAATCTTTTTACGATTATAAACTTTTTTTGAGGGTATGATTTGAGATTGATATTGTGGGCTTCTCAGGTTTTTTGCAACAGGATTAGGCGTACCTTTTTTTATGGGTAACTTTTTTTCCTGTTTTTTTAGCATACCGTTTAGCAGCTTTCTTTCCTGCTTTTGAATATGAAAAATGTTTTCTACCGACTTTGGGCATTTTGTTCTTTTTCTGTCTCTGTTTTATAACAAGAATAATGCGATGGTTTGTGTGTTGCAAAAATCACAAACGACATATCGCTAGTAATTTCCTTCTTACAATAAAGACAATCTCCAACAATTCTTATTCTTTCTTGTCTTCGTCTTGCAGAGGAAGACCAGGTTTTTTTTGTTTTCTTTTTTTTAAACATTAAAAAGTAGAACGGCTATATACTAATTATCTTTTTTTCTTGCCTTTTTTATTCTTCTTTTTTTTGCCTTTGTTTTTTTTCTTTTTTTTTGTCATGTTATTTCCATTGATGATAACCTTCGTTATCTTTCATTAAGGATTCTTTTCTATTGTTAGCACTTTTAAATGAACAATGAATCCATCCTGAATTAATATCACTTTCGTCATAATATTCAAGTATCAGTTGGTCAAAATTAAAATTGTTTTTTATATGGCTTCCGACATTTTTATTGTCTATTCCAGGTATTTCAAAATCGGCTGCGGCTCCATTATTGGCACAATGTTGGGAGGTTGAGGAAGATTTAATCAGCTCACACAATGTTTTGCTACGATAGCCAGAGGTAATTTTGATAGGAGATTCGTAGTAATCCCTTAATGGTTGTAGAATATTGGAACAAAGCAATTTAAGATTATAGATTTGTGATCCGTTGGGTTCGTTATCAATATTATTTTTTAATGCTGTTTGGGATTGGGTTAGTTCTTTTAAGCTAAAATTTTTACTTAACAACATTATTATAAATGAGTTTCTTTTTTTTGGATTTCCTTGCAATAAAATTTAANATACNCCTTATTTTCATTAACGTAATCATTACCCATTAAATCCAACGCTTGCAAAGAATCTATATAACCTTGACGCATACAGCTATCCCAATCTCCAAAAGTAGTATTTTTTTGGAGGGAAGGTTCGCAAGTACCATGAGTGGCAAAGCATATAACCATTAATAGTATTATTTTCATTTTTTATCATATATGGTCAGTCGGCATCTTATCTGTTTTCTTGGTTTCCTTGAGCTTCTTTTCCAATTCCTTAATTTTATTAGTCGCCTTCACTAAATCTTCGTCAGCATATTCTAATTTCTGTAAACATCTTTTGTTGGCACTGTCCTTGCTTTTACCAGCATCCTGAAGTTCTGCAACTTCCTGTTTAAGAATTCTTATTTGCTCTTTATACTCAACAATGAGTTCATGCGAAGTATCAGACATAGATTATTTTTTTTTAAAAGTAGAAACACCCTTAATACCCAGTATCGTACTGAAAGCTCCAACTACAAGAGCCTGATAAAACATAGGTAGGTTTGAAAACTTATCAAAAAAAATATCTATTTTTGCCTGTATGTTTGGATCATCGCTAAACACAGACCAAGCTAATAATAGCAAAGGAATCGAAATTAAGACAAGGCAAAATTCGTCTTTCCAGTCTCCCCTGTGTGAATCAATAACGGCTTTTTTAAATTCAACCTGTCCATTTGCCATTCGTTCAGCCAATTTTAATTCTGCAACAGATTCTAATTCTTTTGTTTTTCTTCTGTTGGATGCAATAGACATGCCTGTCTTAATGATACCTGGTACTAATTTTGCTGCAATGTTTAACCACATAAATTATTTATACATATCCTTGAATAACCAATCGGCAAACTTTTGCCATAGTTTTTTCAACCACTTCATAAGTCCCCCTATGTTGTAATAATTAATTACAGTTGTTTTTATCTACATCAATAGGTTTGTCCCCATTAAAGAACCATACCCATGAAGAAATCTTAGTCCCATCCTGAGTGTAGGTACACTTTTGGCCTACCGCACACCCTGAAAGAACAAGAAATATAAAAATAAGAAGTATTTTTTTCATATTATTTTAATCCGTTTACTATTCTTACCACTTTTAGTGTCTTTTGTATTTTATTAATACTATCAAAAGCAGGTGATTCAGTGGTAGAAAAGGAACTCACATTTTGCATAAGCATTAAAGCCATAATAATTTGCATCATAATTAATGAAGTGTTGGTTGTTTGTAAGGTTTAATAGGAGTTTTATGAATCATCTCCATCATTAAATCATATTCATCGTCTTCCAGAACGGTTTTGTAAATTCGACAAGCAATAGCCATATAAGTAGCGGCAATTTTTTGTGGGTCATAATCCACAGTAAGCATCATAGCTTCTTGAAAAACCTTGTCATAAATAGCTTGTAAGTCATTTTTTTTCATTTTTGTTGTTCCCATTATTTTCATAACTTAAATCTTCTTCTCTATCTTGATGTTTAAAATATTGACTATAACTACAATCACAGCCGCTGCATTTACAGCCCTCATGGTCTGCCTCTATACAATGACATAAGTGTTTACATTTTTTACAAAATCTTTCCATACCTATCCATATACACCACAACAGCTAAACTTATCCATAAAAAAATAATGATAAATACAAAAGCCAATAATAGTGCCAATAACCATGCCCATCAATAAGGCCATAATTAATTTTAAAGTTGCCACTTTAGGTAAATATCATTGTTATAATTAAAAACAATGTAATAAAAATAAACATTGCTATTAGTTGTTTGTCCCAAGGAAAATTACTCATTATTNTAGTATTAGCTTCTTAATTGTTATAGATCCATCTATATTTTTTTCTAGTTCTGCTTGTGATTTAATACATTTATATAGTACGTTGTTAGATACACTTCTTTCTGCAATCCGTTTATGTTTTAAGCAGACACTTAAAGAATCCTGA